AGAGCTCACTACTATCCAGACCTCAAAGTCGCAGATCAAGGAGATCCTTAAGGCGCTTGAGGACAAGTATAAGATGCCCAAGCGCACACTGAAGAAGGTCGCGCTTCTCTATCACAAGCAGACAGCAGTCGAGTTTGAAAACGAGACAGCTGAAATCAAATCCATTTACAAGTCGATTACTTCCTGATTAGATTCTATCTAATATGAGTAATCAATCTGCAGAATTTCTGTGGGTAGAAAAATACCGCCCGCAGAAGATCAGTGACTGTATTCTTCCGGATGCGCTGAAGAAGACATTTCAGGCCATCGTGGATTCTGGTGAGATGCATAATATGCTTCTTACCGGCACCGCTGGTCTAGGCAAGACTACAGTTGCGCGGGCGCTGTGCAATGAACTCGATCTTGACTACATTCTGATCAACGGTTCAGAAGAATCTGGTATCGATGTTCTGCGCAACAAGATCAAGCAGTTTGCATCTTCGATCTCGCTGACAAACAGCGGATCGAAGGTCGTGATCCTCGATGAAGCTGACTATCTCAATCCTCAGTCAACGCAGCCAGCGCTGCGCGGCTTCATCGAGGAATTCTCCAACAACTGTCGGTTCATTCTGACCTGCAACTTCAAGAATCGAATCATTGAACCGCTGCATTCTCGCTGTGCTGTCATTGAGTTTAATACCTCGAAGAAAGACATGGCCGGGCTTGCAGCCAAGTTCATGACTCGTCTTGAAAACATTCTCAGTAATGAGAACGTCAAGTTCGATAAGAAGGTCATCGCTGAACTGATTATGCGGTACGCACCTGATTGGCGCCGCGTGCTGAATGAGTGTCAGCGTTACTCTTCATCTGGTCAAATCGATACCGGCGTGCTGTCTAATCTGAGCGATGTAAACATCAGCGCTCTGATGAAAGCCTTGAAGGAAAAAGACTTCAAGACGATGCGTGCTTGGGTTGTCAATAACATTGATCTCGAGCCTGCTGCGATCTTCCGCAAGGTGTACGATAATGCTATGGACTTCGCGAAGCCTCAGTCAGTTCCGCAGGTCATTCTGATTCTTGCAGAATATCAGTACAAAGATGCGTTTGTGGCTGACCATGAACTCAACCTTGTTGCTTGTATGACTGAACTGATGGCGTCCGTTGAATGGAAGTAATTTTATGTGGCCGAATATGAATCCAGCAAAGGCGTATGGCACAATGGAATGTGTCTTTTCCACGCCCGAGCTTAATTTGATTATCGGTAAGCGTTACGATATTCTGGAAATCGATCCAGTAGCTCTTGACAAGGATAACTCAATATTTCAGTATCTTGTGAAGAATGAGTATCATCAATATGTCTGGGTAGATACTGAATACCTAAAAGACTTCATTCCGCGCTCATGAGTCCGTTTGACTATCTAAACAGCATCAATGATACTAAGGTTAATCTGATGGTAGATGAAGCTTCAGAAAAAGCTTATCCGCCATTTATGATTAACCGCGGTTTATCGTACTTTCCTGATACTGTATTGCTAGCAAATGAGATGAACCGCTTGCACCATGCTCCAAAGCCAATGCAATATGCGTTTCTTATAAATACTGTTCGTAAGAAGAAACGCTTCAGCAAATGGCTTAAACCCCAGGAGCACGAAGACCTCTTGATTGTCAAAGAATACTATGGCTACAGTAATGAAAAGGCTAGGTCTGCTTTGTCAGTCTTGAGTGCAAAACAACTACAAGATATTCGCAAGAAATTAGACAAAGGTGGAAAAAGCAAATCAAGAAGTCAAAGCGCAACCTAGCGTAATTGCTGAGGATGTTCCAGTAGAATGGACTCCAGCAATGATGCTTGAGGTCACGCTAAATCAGCCTGATGACTTCCTGAAGATCCGCGAAACACTCACCCGTATCGGTGTTGCATCTAGAAAAGAAAGCAACAAGCTTTACCAGTCATGTCATATCTTGCATAAACAAGGGCGTTACTTCATTGTTCACTTTAAAGAATTATTTTTACTGGATGGCAAGCCGTCCAACCTCACTGTCAATGATCTCCAACGCAGAAATACTATTAGTACTCTGCTATCTGACTGGGGTCTTGCTACAATCGTAAATCCCGAGCAGTGCAAAGACAAAGCACCGTTACGCCAGATTAAGATTATCCCACACCGCGAAAAAGCGAACTGGGAATTGCTGCCGAAATACAGTATCGGTAACGCAAAGTCTGATAAATAAGTTTGTCGGCAATTCCGCCGGCAACCAAGGATGCCCAATCGGGGTTCTTGGAGTTAGTAAACATAACCTTGCTAGAAATAGGAGGAACCTAAGATGACAACACAACTGTATACCACCACAACTGGTACTGGCACGTACTCGTTCCCAACATCCTCGTTCGTAGGATTTGAGCGTATGTTCGATGAGCTCTCCCGCACAGCGGCCGCAGCTACGAACAGCAACTATCCACCACATAACATCGTCAAGCTCGACGAAGACAACTATCTGATCGAGATTGCTGTGGCAGGATTCAAGAAGGAAAACATCGATATCCAGCTCAAGGATTCGATCCTCACAGTAAAGGGCAAGAAGGAAGACGATAGAACTTACTCTCACAAGGGTATTTCTTCTCGTGAATTCACTCGCACCTTTACTCTTGGTGAGTACGTTCAGGTGAACGGAGCAGATCTAGAAGATGGTATCTTGGCTATCAAGCTCGAGCGCGTAGTTCCTGAAGAGGAGCGTCCTCGTGTTATTGAGATCGGCAAGAAAGTTGAAGTTAAGAAGAAGTCCTTTCTGAAGGACTAACTCTAATAGTTAGTTAATTAACTGCGGCGATCTAACTGGTCGCCGCTTTTTTGTTTACAGACACGAGCAACCTGTTACAGTATTCTTATGACGTTTTACACCCATGTTTTCTCTGGGCGCGGTGGTATTCATTATCGCGGCTACAAAGATGGAGTTCGTGTTAAGCAGAAGTTCAAGTTCAAGCCCACGATGTTTAAGGCAGCAGATCCTGCCTTTCCAGTTAGTGACTGGGTGTCGCTTGAAGGCCAGCAACTTCGCGAAGTTAAGTTTGACTCGATTGCCGAAGCAAATGCTGAAATTGCTAGTTGCAAAGATACTGGCCGCAAAATCTGGGGCAATGCCCGCTGGACATCGCAGTTCATGCAGTCGATGTTTCCAGATACTATTCTCTTTCAGCGCGATCTGATCCAGGTTGCTAGCCTTGACATTGAAACGCGCTCGGACAACGGCTTTCCGAACGTAGATACTGGCGACCAAGAAATTCTGGCAATCGGCCTCAAGAATAGCAATGAGGATTGCTTTCATCTGTGGTGTCTCAAGCCGTTCGATGATTCTCAGAAGCTTGTTAAGAATCGCGTGGAGGTTCATCACTTCAAAGACGAAAAGTCTATGCTACTTGACTTCCTCAAGTGGTGGGCGAATCCCAAGAATACTCCGGACATCGTGACTGGCTGGAACAGCCGCCTGTTCGATATGGCGTATCTGTATGCTCGGCTGTGCCGTGTGCTGGGCGTTGAGCTTGCGAATCATCTTTCGCCTTGGCAGGTTTGTGAATCTGAAAAGATTAACTTCAAAGGTAAGTCGCAGGAAGCTACCTTCATCGATGTCAAAGGTGTTGCTCAGCTTGACTATCTTGATCTGTTCAAGAAGTTCACGACACACACTTATGGCAATCAGGAATCCTACAAGCTTTCTCATATTGCTAAGGTTGTCCTAGGCGACGACAAGATTCAGTACGATGGCACGCTGCAAGAATTGTACGACCGCGATCCACAGACATTCTTCAACTACAACTTGAAGGACGTCGAACTGATCGAGCGCTTCGAGGACAAACTCGGTCTGATTACTCTCGCGCTGACACTGGCGTATATCGGTGGCGTGAACTACATCGATACTCTTGGCACGACTGCGATCTGGGACTCGATCATCTACCGCGACTTATGCAAGCGCAAGGTTGCTGTTCCAGCCGTTGCTCACAAGATCAAGCAGGAATACCCAGGCGGCTACGTAAAGGATGTCATGGTCGGCAAGCACGACTGGGTATGCTCGTTTGACGTTAACTCGATGTACCCCAATCTGTTTGTCCAGTATAATATGTCTCCGGAAACGATTGTTGGCCAGTTCGAGGACATCACTCCAGGAATCAATCCAGATGTTTTGCTGAATGATCTGGAATTCACCCCGAGGCATAACACAATCATGGCTGCGAACGGTGTTCACTTCCGAACCGATGTTCAAGGCGTGATTCCTCGCTTGGTCGAAGGCATCTACAATCAGCGCGTTACTCTTAAGCAGGCGATGCTTGCTGAAAAGAAGAAGCTCGAACTCATTCCGAAGGCTGACAAGATTGCTCGTGCTCAATGTGAACGCGAAATCTCGCGGCTTGAAAACCATCAGATCGCCGTCAAGATCCTACTGAACAGTTTGTACGGTGCTTGTGGTAATGTTTACTTCCGTTACTTCGATATCCGCGTGGCTGAAGGCATTACTCTTACTGGTCAGACTGCAATCCGTTCTGCTGAAAAGGCTGTCAACGAATTTCTGAACAAGACACTCAAGACCGATAATGTTGACTACGTGATTGCTATCGATACCGACTCGCTGTACGTAGCAATGGACAAGATCGTTCAGAAGTTCGCGCCGAAGAATCCCTGCAAGTTCCTTGATGAATTCTGTAAGAAGGCTGTCGAACCAGTGCTCGAGCAAGCAATGAATGAGCTCGCAGCCAAGACATTCTGTCCAAAAAATCGAATGGTAATGAAGCGCGAGGCAATCGCTGACCGCGGTATCTGGACCTCGAAGAAGCACTACATCCTGAACGTGCTGAACAACGAAGGCGTGCAGTACGCAGAACCGAAGATCAAGATGATGGGTATCGAGGCTGTCAAGTCTTCTACTCCGGAAGTATGCCGCGACGAGATGACTGATATGTTCAAGCTCATTATGGGCGGCACAGAATCTGATGTTCAGAAGGCAGTCGCTGATTTTCGCGAGCGTTTCTTTGCTTTGCCTGCTTCTGCTATCTCGTTTCCACGCGGCGTCAGTGATATCGACAAGTGGCAAAGTAATTCAGACATCTACACCAAGGGTACGCCGATCCATGTGCGCGGCGCTTTGCTCTACAATCACTTCATCGAAACTAATGGCCTTACTCGTAAGTACCCGCTAATCACTAATGGCGATAAGATCAAGTTTACTTATCTCATCACACCGAATCCTCTGCAGGAAAACGTGAT